ATACGCTCTGGCGGCGGCTGACTTCTGATCCTCGATCATTTTCCGTCTGGCGGTCGGCGTTGGCATCGACGCCATCCTAGGCGAGTCAATAGGTTATTGCCAAGTGGGAACCGTTCGTAGGCTACCCCGGTCGTCGCGCTTGACTACGTAGGCGTCATCCTATTGTGTGGCGGGCCATGTGCCCCGATCCCGACCTCGCCACCGACCCGCTGCTTGAGACCGTCGAGTTGTTCCTTCGCGCCTCGGACATGAGCGCCAGTGCCTTCGGGATCGAGTGCATGGGCGATCCTGGTCTGGTCTACGAGTTGCGCCGGGGCCGCGAGCCGCGCCGGGCGACGAGGGCACGCATACGCGCGTTCATCAACGCCGCGCTGGCGGACTAGGTGTTGCGAGTTCTCAGCCTCGGCGCGGGCGTCCAGAGCACCACGTTGGCCCTGCTGGCGGAGGCGGGAAAGATCGAGCCGCCGGATTGCGCCATCTTCGCTGATACCGGGGCGGAGCCTGCCGGTGTCTACGCGCATCTCGACTGGCTGGAGACGGTGCTGCCGTTCCCGGTGCGTCGCGTTGTCGCGAAGTTCGGGTACCTCGGTCCCGCGATCCTGGCGGGGAGCATCGGCAAGGCGCCGTTCTTCACCAAAGACCCTGACGGCATGTTGCCGCGGTATTGTTCCAAGGAGGCGAAAGTCAGGCCGATCGCGGCCACGGTGCGCGAGATGTTGGGCGTGGCTCCCGGCGCGCGTGTTCCGACCGGCGTGAACGTCGAGGTGTGGCTGGGCATATCGACGGATGAGGCCCACCGGATGAAGCCGTCCGAGAACGCGTGGATGACAAACCGCTGGCCGCTGATCGAGGCGGGGATGTCACGCCGCGACTGCCTGCGTTGGATGGAACGCGCGGGGCATCCAACGCCGGTCAAATCAGCTTGCGTGTGGTGTCCATATCACGACGATAACGCGTGGCGAACGATGAAGGCGGAACAGCCCGCCGATTTCGCCGCCGCCGTGGCGTTCGACGCCGCGATCCGCACCGGACTGCCTGGCGTGCTGGGCACGGCCTACGTCCACAGATCTCGCCAGCCGCTCGATCAGGTCGATCTCTCGACGTGGGCGGAACGCGGGCAGGCCGATCTGTTCGGGGCCGAATGTGAGGGGATGTGCGGCACATGACCCCGCGCGACTTCATCCCGATTTCCGAGGCGGTGGCCCGCGTCGTCGGGCGCGTCATGCGCCGGCAGCGGGAACGACAGGAATTCAATGACGCCGATCTGGCGGCGAAATTCCCCGTCGCTGACCCGGAAGACGCTGAAATGGCAAGGGAATTCGCCGAGCCGGAGATCGGGGCGTGAGCCACCTGCCGCTCGCCGCTCGCGCCGTCGCCGCCGCCGTGGTCGGCGTGTGGATCTGGGCGATCTGGGCGCTGGTCCAGTGAGGGCGCGCAAGCCACTGGCCATCGACCTGTTCTGCGGGCTTGGCGGCTGGACCGAGGGGCTGCTGGCCGAGGGTTATTCGGTCGTCGGCTTCGATATCGAGGCGCACCAATACGGCGAGCACCGTTACCCGGCCCAGCTTGTCATCCAGGACGTGCTGACGCTGCACGGCAGCCAGTTCCGCGATGCCGCCCTGATCGTCGCCTCGCCGCCGTGCCAGGCGTACAGCTACCGCGCCATGCCGTGGTCACGCGCCAAGGCGCTGCCGCCGCCCGACAACTCGCTGTTCGAAGCCTGCTTCCGCATTCAGCGCGAGGCGATCGAGGCGGCTGGGCATCACATTCCGCTCATCGTGGAGAACGTGCGCGGCGCGCAGAAGTGGGTCAGGCGCGCTCGTTGGAACTTCGGATCGTTCTACCTGTGGGGCGACGTGCCGGCGCTGATGCCGATGCGCTTCCGCTCCGAGCACAACAAGCTGCCGCCCGCCATCAACGACGCGATCAGAAACGGGCAGTCACCAGCCCGATGGACCAATCCGGCCGAGCATTATTTCGGACCCATCGTTGATGACGGCGTCAAGATGGGCGGGACATGGTGGCACGACACCACGAACAACATCGTGCGGCGGTGCGGATCGAAGTCATCCGCTCGCAAAGCCGCCTCGGCCATGATCGCGAAGATCCCGCTCCCGCTCTCGCGGCACATCGCGGCGGTGTTCAGATGAGAAGAGTTTCGGAATTGGCGCCAACGGTCCCCCGGCGCCGATCGCGTAACGGCGGCGCGATGCCCGCCGACGTGCCGTGCGTACAATGCGATTGTGTTCATCAGACTCCCCGGCGCCGCGCGACATCCTCCCCAGGCGCCGGGGTCTTTTGATGCGTATCCGCCTCACCCAGATCGACGGCAGCCTGCCGAATCTCGCGCTAATGAAACTGGCGCACTGGCACAAGGCGCGCGGCGACGAAGTGACGTTCACGCACCAGGCCGAGCGCGATCTGTTCGAGGGTGATTACGATCGCGTCTACGGCTCGGCCATCTTTAAGTTCAGCAGCCCGAAGATCGCCCGTTTCCTGGCCGCGTGGCCGGACGCGATCCTGGGCGGCACCGGCACGGCCAGCCAACGCACGGTCGAGGATGAGATCGGGCCATACGAGCATTACGACTATTCACTGTATCCCGCATTCGAGCCGTCCATCGGCTTCACGCAACGCGGATGCCGACTGTCGTGCAAATTCTGCGTGGTGCCCGCGAAAGAGGGCAAGGCGCGCTCGACCAATCGCATCGCTGAGATATGGCGCGGCGCCGGGCACCCAAAGAAGCTGCATTTGCTGGACAATGATTTCTTCGGCGCCCCGGAATGGCGTGATCGCATCGCCGAGATCCGCGATGGCGAATTCCGGGTCTGCCTGAACCAGGGGATCAACGTGCGCCACCTGTCGCCGGAAGCAGCCGAGGCGCTGGCGACGGTCGAGTATCGCGACGACAGGTTTTCCGAGCGACGGCTTTACACGGCATGGGACAACCTCAAGGACGAGAGGGTGTTCTTCCGGGGCGTTGCCATGCTGGAGGCGGCCGGCGTGCCCGCCCGGCATCTGCGCGCTTACATGCTGGTGGGCTGGGACAAGAACGAGACCTGGGAGCGCATCCACCATCGTTTCGAGCGGATGGTGGAGCGCGGCATTGAGCCATTTCCCATGGTTTTCGATTGCCGCGCCACCGATCCGGCCCGCTATCGGGGCCTGAAACAATTCCAGCGATGGGCCATCACCGGACTTTACCGGGCGGTGCCGTTTTCCCAGTACGACGCCAACGCCAAACGCGAGCGGTATCCCGACACAAGGCAGATTGAACTGGCGACCGCGTCGTGAGCGGCGGCGGCACGGCGCACTGGTCAGCCGCCACGCCCGATCGGGTGGTGACGATGCCGCGTTCAGAGCAGCAGCCCGTGTTGTTGGACCCACGATATGGAATCCTTGGAACCCTTGCTGAGGTTGCACGGCTTGCACAACAACTGGATATTACGAATGTAATTCGATCCGCCGCTTATCAGCGGGATTATATGGTCGCGGTGATACTTGTCCCCGAGTTTCTTGCGGCAGGCGGTGTTGGCGCATTTGCCTTTCTGCCTGATCAGGAGGTCCCTGATTTCCGCGAGCGTGTGCTTGCCTTCTGCTTTTTTCCGCCTCGCTCTACGATTGGCCGTGTTCGCTCTCGTGTAGTCCTTGTTTCTGGCAGTCCATGCGGCGTTATGTTTTCTGACCCGCTCAGGGTTCTGTTTTGCCCACTCCGCGACGCGTGTTTTTTCACGTTCTGGATTAGCTTTTGCCCAGGCAAGGGTTTTCTTGATGGACTCTTCACGAGTTTGGGAATACGCGCGACGGCGGTGAATAAGGCTGCATTCTTTGCAGATCATTGTTTTGACAAATCGCTCTGCCACGTGCCCGTGGATGCAGGGTATTCCTGTGAAATACCGCTTCCGCCCATCGTCACGAGCGTCTTCTCGTGTGACAAGCGGGCCAATAAAAGGCAAACTGGTGAAAGCCATTCGGGTGCTCCTATCGCTCGAAAGGTCAGAGGCGTGGTGGCGCTGGAACGCTGCCATGCCTCGTCATTTTACATAGATAATACGGCGACCGCAACGGTGAATGAGGCTTCACCATGAGCGATCAACCAGCGGTGGTCATCAACTTTCCGCGCCCGCCGTCCGCCAACCGAATGTTTCTGCGTCAGATGACACGCCGAGGCCACCGCGACCTCACGCCCGAATACAAGGCGTGGCGCGACACGGCTGGGTGGGCCGTCAAGATGCAAATCGTCGGCCTCGAAACAATCACCAGCAAGTTCAACATCGTGGTCGAGGTGCCGCTGTCGTCACGCGTCGATCTCGATAACAACCTAAAACCAATCCTCGATCTGGCTCAGAACATGGGGATCATTTCCAACGACCGGAATTGCGTCGGGATCTCCATCACACCCACTGCGCGCGAGGACGTGATGGTGGCGATCTGGTGCCTGCCGGAGATGGGCGCGGTGCGGAAGGCGGCGACGCCACGGGGGGCCAAGGGGGCGGATGGGCGGCGGGACATCTCGCGGCGGGCGGTCAAGATGCGGCCGGGCCTGACGTGGAAGATGCCGGCGTGAGCGCGCAACTGGAATTGTTCTGGGACTGCTCTGCAAACGGAAACGCCGGCCAGAATCACCTGACCGGCGCAACCGTGGGAGTACGCAACCCCGCTGTTCATGCTATACCAGCGGAGCGAACGGAGGCCCGCGAGAGCGGGTACCGCTCTCGTTCTCCGGTGGGGCCACAAACGGGTCAGGATCGTATTCGCGATCCGTCTGTAGCCCGCCGGAGGCTGGTGGGGTGTGGAAAGCATCCCACCGGTCTTCAGGTTAGCACAAACACAAATCCGCCGCCAACACGGCCATTCGACTTCGCGGCCGCCATCCGCGACGACCCGCGCGCCGTGCCGATGCCCGACGTGCCGGTGCCGGAGTGGCTCAGGCTGCCGATTGACGAGGATCGGACGTGATGTCGTCATCAGGGTATATGCTGACGGGTGGTTCTCCCCGCTCGAGGGCGGCGATTTCGCACGCCATCAAATACTGGATCCAGTTGGTCAGAGACCGGTCCTCCGCCTTTGCAGCCAGCTTGGCCTGGTCGCGCAGTGCGGTGTCAATTCGCATCGTGAAAACGACCGGTGCCGCAGCCGAACGCCTGCCCGGTTTCTTGCGTACCTTTTTCTCCCTGGGCGGAAGAGGCATGAACGGCGCCGCCGTGATGTCAAGTGTATTTATGACGATCTCGATTTCTTTTACCGCATCTTCCTCCGTCATCCTGAACAGTTCGTTCTTGTGATGGAAAGCCGCCAACCTCCGATGGACCATCCTTTCCACAAATTCGGCCTGGCGTCTCGGCATTCCCCATGCCTGATAGAACCCGGTAATAATCGGATACTGTTTTTTCACCCCAATCATGCGGATCAAAGGATCGTCGGCAATCCCAATCTTCACGATGCCGACTTCCGAGGTCATGATGTAGACGTATCGGGTTACCGCTCCTCGCGGAACACCTGCTCCATCTTCTCTCGGATCGCCTTCGACTGGTTCGGCAGGTCCGGCTTCTTCGCCCGCCATTCGTTCAGGCGGCGCAGGAATCCCTCGGACACGACCAGCTGCAGCCGCTTCTCCAAGGGCTCCCAGGGGATCTCCGGCGCCGATTCGGGTGCTGTTTCGCTCATTTTCCGCCTCATTCATCGCCATCTAGCCATTCTGCCGTTGACATTCAACATGGTGCTATTACACATAGGGATGCTACATATGTGTATCCCTGATTGTCAAGGAGTAACCCCATGAACGAAATCCGGCCCCCGAGCGGGTATCGCATCGAAAGCGCCCTCGCCGCCTGGCAGTCGGCCCGGGCCCGGCTGCTCGCCGAAGACCCGGCGCTGGAACACGACGAAGCGGCGCTCGTCGATCTGCTCGGCCCCGAGGAGGGCGACGTGAACGATGTTCTCGCGCGCCTCGTGCGCGGGGCGATGCACGCCGAGAGTATGGCCGACGCCGCCGCCGAACGGATCGCGGCGATGCGCGAGCGGGAGGCCCGGTTCAAGAACCGCGGCCAGACGATGCGCGCCACCGCGTTCGCCGTGATGGACGCGATCGGGCTCCGCAAGCTGGAACTGGAGGACGTGACCGCCTCCGTCCGCGCCGGGCAACCCTCGGTGCAGGTGACCGAAATCGACCTCGTGCCGGACATCTACGTCGAAACCGTCACGACGAAGAAAGCCGACAAGCGGACGTTGCTGGCCGTGATGAAGACGGGCGCCGCCGTGCCGGGCTGCGAACTGAGCAATGCGCCACCAACCATCGCACTGAGGACCCGCTGATGAACGCCATTATCCCCGCCGCCTCCAGCGGCTCCGGCATGATCCCGACCGACATGGGCGCCGCCATGCGCCTCGCCGAGATGATGAGTACGGGCAGGCTGGTACCCGCGCACCTCCAGAAAAGCCCCGGCGACTGCCTGATGGTGGTCGAACTGGCGATGCGGTTCCGGATGTCGCCGTTCGCCGTCGCGCAATGCACCTCGGTCATCCAGGGCAAGCTGATGCTGGAGGGCAAGCTGGTCGCCGCCGCCATCAACTCGTCCGGCGTGCTTGAGGACCGCCTCGCCTACGACTTCAGCGGCGCCAACGACACCCGCGCCGTCACCGTGCGCGGCACCATGCGCGGCGAGGCCGAGCCGCGGGAGATGACGGTCACGCTCAAGGAGGCGAAGACCACCAACCCGCTGTGGACGAAGCAGCCGGACCAACAACTGGTCTACTTCGCGACCCGTGCCTGGGCTCGCCGTCACGCCCCGGAGGTCATGCTCGGCGTCTATTCGCCGGAGGAATTCGACGCGCAGACGGCCCGCGACACGTACCGCGGCACCACGCTGGATGCCGACCCGCCCACGCCAGATCCGGTCCACGTCATGCAGCCGCTGCCCGTCGCGGCCAAGGCCGAGACGCCAAAGCGGCAGACGATCACCGAATGGCTCGACGCGCTGGCGCTGGAACTGGCCTCGTGCGACAGCGCGGAACTGGAGGAAATCCTGGCGCGCGATGAGGTCCAGCAAGCCCAGGACCGCTTCCGCAACGGCGCAAAAGACCGATTGAACCACGTCATTCACGAGGCGCTGAAGCGGACGGCGCGCGCCGACGATGCCGCGGAGGGGGAACTCGACCCGGACAACCTGTTCGCCGACCCGGCCGCCGATCCGTTCCGCGAGATGGCGCCGACGTGAACCCGCCCGGTCGGGAGTGAGCGGCGGTGGACGGGGGGGGAGCCCCGAGCCGCTTCGCGACTGACTTCCGGCGCGTCGTCACCCCGGTCCTGAAGCGCGAGGCTGAGCGCCTCGGGAGCGATCTGGCAGACGATCGCCTGTCGTTCCCCGAGGCCATGGCCGAATTGATGAGCCTCGCCTACCGGCGCGGCGCCGGATACCTCCCCGAGCCGATCCAGGACGAACTGCGCGACTGGCTCAGCGCCACCCTGCTGGATGAGGCGGAGGGCGCGGCCGAGGCGCTCACGCTCGTCCTTGGCCTGCTGCGCGAGCCGTCCCGTGACGTGATACGCCAACGGATCAGGGAGTACCTCGACAATGGTTGACGAGCCTCCCGCCAATTTCTTCGCCAAAACCGCGAAGCCTCGCCGGCAGGCCAAGAAACCGCCGGCCGAGATCGTGCCCGTCCAGTATGTGAACGGGGCGGACCTCGACGTGCTGGTCATACCGCCCGAGTTCACCGACGACGCCATAGCACTCCGCTTCTCGGCGGAGTTCAGCCGCGCGCTGAAATACGTGGACGACTGGTCGCGCTGGATGGTCTGGGATGGACGCGTCTGGAAACGCGACAACACGCTCCGGGTCTATGACCTGATCCGCCGCACCATCCGCGCCATCGGCCCGGAAAGCACGGACGACAGGGTGCGGGCGAAACTGGCCGCCGCCTCCACCGTCGCCGCCATCGAAAAGCTGGCCCGCTCCGACCGGCGCCACGCGCTCACGGCGGACAACTGGGACGCCAACCCGTGGCTGCTCAACACCCCGGCCGGCATCGTGAACCTGGAAACGGGCGAAATCGGCCCGCACGATCCGGCGCACCTGATGACGAAGTGTACCGCCATGGCTCCGCGTGATGGCGAGGATTGCCCGCGCTGGCGGCTGTTCCTCGACCGCGTGACCGGCGGCAACCGCCAACTCGAAGCCTACCTGAAACGCTGCGCCGGCTACTGGCTGACCGGGCTCACCGGCGAGCATGCCATGTGGTTCCTCTACGGCACGGGGCGCAACGGCAAGGGCGTGTTCCTGAACACCATCAGCCGGATCATGGGCGACTACGCCATGACCGCCAGCCCGGACACTTTCACCGCCGATGGGCACGGCAAGCACCTGACGGTCCTGGCCCGCCTGCAAGGCGCGCGGCTCGTCGTGTCACAGGAAACCGAGGAAGGGGTGCCGTGGGCCGAGGCGCGGATCAAGAGCGTGACCGGCGGCGACCCGATCACCGCCAACTTCATGCGGCAAGATCCGTTCACCTACCTGCCGCAGTTCAAGCTGGCCATCGCCGGGAACCATAAACCCAGCCTCCGCTCGGTGGACGAGGCGATCCGCGCCCGCCTCAACCTGACCCCGTTCACCATCACCATCCCGGCCAGCGAGCGAGACCCCGGCCTGTCTGAAAAACTGTGGGAGGAAGCGCCGGGGATTCTGGCGTGGATGCTGGAAGGCTGCGCCGACTGGCGCAACGTCAGGCTCGCGCCTCCGCCCGTCGTGACCATGGCGACCGAAGAATACTTCGACAGCGAGGACATGACGGCGCTGTGGATCACCGAATGCTGCGACACCGGGCGCCACTGCGAGGGGCTGAGCGGCGCGTTGTTCAAATCATGGACGGCCTGGGCGCTCCAGGCCGGCGAGAAGGCCGGATCGAACAAGGGATTCACCAGAGTTCTGGAAAAGCACGGGTTTCCCGCCGGTAGGCATGGCATGGGCGGCCGAATGATCGACGGGATTCGACTGCGGGTGGACACCGCCAGGACAGAGCCGGGCAAGGACCGGGAATGGCCATGACACTTGCCGAATATCAAATAATGACGGTTATGACGGTTCCCGTATTTCCCACGTGCATCTGCGCGGACGGGCGGGCGGGGGCGCGTGAAATGCGTCATATCCATCAAACATAATACGCGCGCACGCGCGCAGACCCACGTGTGAAATGCACAACCCGTCATAACCGTCATTGTTTGATAAAAGGAAACTCAAATGAAGCCAGGAATGCCAGGATCGAAGGTGAAACCGGCCGTCGCCGTCCAGTGGTTCGCGGATCACGTCATGGAAGGCGTCGGCGAAACGCCGATGCTCGCGCTGGGACCGCTCGTCTGGAACATCGAACCGGGGCACGACACTAGGCGGTGGTATTTCGTCGCCGCCAGCCTCGACGCGGAAGGTGAAATCCGCCTCGACCAGTTCAGAATCGGGATGGACGACTCGGCGCTCGCTGAGAAATGCCGCGCCATGCTGATGCTGGAGTTGATCCAACGCCGCCCGCCATGCGTCCTGTCTGACTTCGACGACGAACTGGCGATGGCGCGGTGGTGCGAGGCATTGTGCCCGTGCGAACGAACTCGCCGCATCAGGGAGAACTGCGAACAGGAACGGCGACCATGACCCACACCGTCCGCCTCACCGTCCAGGCCGCCGAACGCTTCCCCGACATTGGCACGCGCCACGGCAGCATGGCCGTCTCCGACACCGAGGCCGGGCGATGGTACCGCGTGGACTGGCCCGGCGTCGGATCGACGTGGCTGCTCGGCGCCGATCTGGAGACCGTGACATGCGACGACACCGCGCCCCGTTCATGACCCCAGAGGCGTGGGAGCGGTTCGAGCGCCTCTGGTGCCGCACGCCCCTCTCGGCCGACGCCGTCCGCGAGCACATGCGCGCCGACCTCGGCATCGAGATCATCGACCCACAGGAGACAGCCGCCCGGCGCGGCCTCGTCCGCCTCGGCAGCACGAACCCGCACGCCAGGGAGGAACGCCGGCAACTGGCCGCGCTACAACGCTGGTATGCCCCGCCAGCGCGCCTGGAGGCGGTCAGGAAGCCCGCGCGCCGTTACCCCGTGCCGACGGGCGGGTTCAGGATCGGAACGCCATGACCCGCGCCGAGCGCCGCGTGCTTGCCCTGCTCGCCGATGGCGAATGGCACCCAATGAGCGAAATACGGTCATCACACGCCGTGATCGAGCGGCTCTGGCGCGGCGGCCAGATCCAGGGCGCCATGGACGGCGTCGGCGCCTGGCCCGAGCACCGACTCTGGCGACTGCGCCACGCTACCCCGCCCGAGGCACCCGGCCGTCCGGCACCGGAGGCGGCGGGCGACTGACGTTTCCCGCGTAGGCACCCCGATAGGCGTTTGACTACGCGCCCATTTCATGTGCAGTGTCCAAAATATGGCGGGAATCCATGCCTGACACGGTCACAACCGGCGCTTTGCCGTGCGGACGCAATGCCGAGGCGATGGATGATATCGACGGAATCCGCTGGACCGTCGCGCAAACGCACCCCAAAGCCGAGCCGATCGCCAGCGTCGGTCTCCGCCTCGCGGGCTACGACACATACCTCCCGCGCTACGCCCGCCGTCGCGGCGGCAACGGACCACGCCGCGCCGACATCGTTCATTCTCCATTGTTCAGCGGCTACCTGTTCATCGCCTTGGCTCCCGGCCAGGGGTGGGTCGCCGCTCGCTACACGCGAGGCGTGCACCGGCTGTGCATGGCGGGCGATCATCCCACCTACGTCGCCACGGGCGCCGTGGAGGCGCTGCAGACGGGTGACGATCTCCGCCAGCACCTTCCCCCAGCCGATAGCGTGTGGCGCCCCGGCGCCCCGTGCAGGCTCAACGGCGGCTCGCTCGCCGGCCTCGACGCCGTGGTGTCCGCGATCGAGGGCGAGGTCGCCGTCGTGCATGTGCTGATGTTGGGAGAATTGCGCGCCGTCACCATCGACGCGGCGTCTCTCGCGGTGAGGCGGGACTGATCGTGGCGGCGCGGTTGAACCCGAAAAACGACCAAAGAGCGCGCGATGCGATACAGACTACCCAGCTTTGTAAGCGTTTGAACGGCTTTGCTTTAGGTGAAAATGATCCGTGCTACCCAGACAAGAAGCTGGAAATGTCGTCTGATCAGGTCCGCGCCGCTCTCGGGTTGCTGCGGAAGACGATCCCCGATCTCGCGGTGACTTCGCACACAGGTGATGACGGTGGGCCGCTGACAATTCAGGTCATAACTGGCGTTCCGAGGCGCTTTGATGCCGACGAATAGCCACTTTTCCGGTGTCCATGGCGTGCGTATTCCTCTATACGTCATCACATGGACGAGACACAGGAAGAGCGGCGCAGGCGTCAGCAACGTGAGGCGACCGCCAGATGGCAGGCGAAAAACAAGGATAAAATCGCGGCTTATGCCAAGGCGCGACGGTTGGCCAATCTTGACGAGGCGCGGCGTCGGGATCGAGAGGCCAAGAAGCGATGGTATGACGCCAATCCGGAACTGGCACGCGCTCGATCGAATGCTTTTGCCGCCAAAAACCGAGAGCCAGCCAAGGTTAGGGCCGCTGAATGGCGTAAGCAAAATCCGGCGCGTGTCAGGGAACTGTCGGCGGTTGGTAAACAGAAGCGCAAGGACAATTGGGACAGATTTCTCGCATGGGAACGGGAGCGATATCGAAGAGATCCAGAGAGAAAACTGGAGCAACAAAAAACTTACCGTGCCAATCCATCCTTTTTGCCAAAATCGCGCGAATATCATCGCGAATATCGCAGGCTTCATCCTGAACTTTCAGCGATGTACAGTGCTGCCAGGACGGCGGCAAAGCTAAATGCAACCCCGTTCTGGTGCGACTTTGACGCTGTCGCGAAAATATACGAGAGAGCCAGAAAACTCTCGATCGAGACAGGGATCGATTATGAAGTGGACCATATCGTGCCGCTCCGGGGAAAGCATGTCCGAGGTTTGCATGTCCCGTATAACCTTCAAATCCTGACACGTACGGAAAATCGGCGGAAACACAACAAGCTAATCCATGGCGAAACAAGCGGTCAGGGTGAAGTTGGGCTACCAACCAAGATCCCAGTTCCAGGCTTTCCACCAGCGCAAGGAACGTTGGGCTTGCATAGCGGCTCATCGCCGGGCCGGAAAAACAGTAGCGTGCGTGATGGATCTGATAGATCACGCACTTCGTTGCAAAAAGGAAGGCGGGCGCTTCGCTTACATGAGCCCGACATACACGCAAGCCAAGGACATATCATGGAGTTATTTGAAGAGGTTCACTGCTGATATTCCAGGGGTTGAGCAGCGGGAATCCGATCTGACGGTGACATTTCCCAATGGTGCGCGAGTACGCCTTTATGGATGTGATTCCTACGATCGTCTGCGTGGCACCTACGCGGATGGTCTCGTGCTTGATGAATTTGGGGATATGGACCCAAGGGCGTGGCCTGAAGTGCTGCGGCCGTCTTTAGCTGATCGGAATGGATGGGCGGTGTTCATTGGGACACCGAAAGGGCGTAATCACTTCCACGATATCTATAAAATGTCGGAAACTGATCCATCTTGGTTCTCTCTCGTCCTACGGGCATCGCAAAGCGGATTGCTGCCCCAGTCCGAACTAGACGACATGCGGCGGATGTTAACGCCTGACGCCTATGACCAGGAGATGGAATGCAGCTTCGACGCCGCCATTCGCGGCTCGATCTATCGCAACGAACTGGCGGCCATGGATGTTGATGGACGGCTGTGCGGCGTGCCTTACGACCCGGCGGTTCCCGTCTGGACGGGTTGGGATATTGGGATCGGGGATGCGACCTCGATCATCTGCGCGCAGCTTGTCGGCCGCGAGGTTCACATCATCGACTATTACGAGGCCACCGGCGAGCCGCTGACGCATTACGTGCAATGGCTCGACAGCAGGCCCTACCGCTACGGCACCGACCTGTTGCCGCACGACGCCGGCGCGCGTGAACTCGGCACCGGCAAGACGCGCGAGGAACTGCTGCGCGCCAATGGCCGCAAGGTCCGCGTGCTGCCGCGCCAGGACATCGATGACGGTATCAACGCGGTTAAGATGCTGTTGCCTCGCTGCTGGTTCGACCGGGTCAGGACGGAGCGGTTGCGCGAGTGCCTCGTGCATTACCACCGCGATTTCAACGACCGCATGGGCGTGTTCAAGGACGCGCCGGTGCATGACTGGTCGAGCCACGCGGCCGACGCCGCCAGGACGTTGGCGATGGGTCTGCGCGAGGCCCGCCCGGAGAGCATCGACAGCATCCTGACGCGCCCGCTGCGTGAGCCGGTCACGATGTACGAGGGCCTCGGCAACAACTCGGCGTGGATGGGCGTGTGATGTGTTTCTCCGCCGCCTGGTTCGTGTCGCTGCTGATCTGGCTCATCGTCATCTGCGCGGTCGTCGCGATATTCCGCCTCGTGCTGCCGATCGTGCTCGGCTGGCTCGGCGTCGCCGGCGGCGTGGTGATGCAGGTGCTCAACATCATCCTGATCGCGTTCGTGCTGATCGTTTTGGTGTGGTTCTGTTTTGATTTGCTGATGTGCGCCGGCGGCGTGCCGAGGGTGCGGTGAGCGCGATTGTTAGTGAAATCGTGGGTGTCCGAAAACGACCGTATACGGACATCCCATTTCCCCATGTCCGGAATATAGCTTTTCGGCGTTCTGAACACATGATCTTAACGGACACCGTCTCCGAACAGTGATGTGGCCGAAACAGTCGCCAGTTGGATCAGAACCAACCTCGGCGTGGCGGTGGCGATCGTGGCGACGTTGGGCACCATCCTCGGCGGCGTCGTCGCCGGCACGCTCTGGGTCGGCTCGATCGCGCATCTGGAAAAGCGGGTCGATGTCATCCGCGGCGATGTGACCGTGATGCAGGCGACGATGTTGGAGAACCGCAAAGTCGTTGCTGACGTGCGCCGCTCGCTGGAGTCCAGCGACGCCACCACGCGCGAGTCGATGGCGCGTCTGGAAGAACGGATCAAGGCACAAGAGAAGGCGAAGTAACATGGCCATGCACCCGACGCACAAAGATGACGACGACAAGGCGGCGCCGGCCAAACCGGCGACCAGGGCGGCCACGCCGCGCGACACCAGCGCCGACCAGACGCGCCTGCTGCTGCTGCTCGCCGGCGACTGGGTCAACAACGACCGCACCCACGCCCGCGAGATCGCCGGCCTCGTCGCCTCGCTCACCGCCGCCGCCGGGCCGCCGGTCAATGTCGATGTGCCGTTCGTTTCGCAGACCGGCGCGGTGCTGAACTGCACGATGGGTAACTGGCAGGGCGAGCCGACCGAGTATTCCTACGCATGGATGGCGGACGGCGTGGCCAATAGCGCCACCGGGGCGACCTACAACGTCAAACCCGAGGACGCGGGCCACAGCCTCGCCTGCGTCGTCACTGCGACCAACGCCATGGGCTCGACCGTCGCGCCGATGTCCAACGCCGTGGCGATCCCGGTCGTCTGACATCGTGGCCGCGTCTGACCCGACATTTGGCGTGGCGACACCGACCGGCGTGCTGGAGGGTGTCGCCGCGTTCGGTTGGGATGGCAGCCAGTGGCAGCCGTCCGGCCGCGCCGCCTACGGCGTGGGAACGCCGACCGGGGTGTTGCGCGGCGTCGCGCCGTTCTCGTGGTCCGGCTCGGCGTGGACTCCGGCCGGACAGGCGGGGCCTGGTGTGGCGACGCCGTCAGGCGTGTTGCAGGGCGTCGCGGTCTACACCTGGAATGGCTCAGCCTGGACGCCTGCTGGCGGTGGTCCATCGTCCTCGACGCCGACCGGGGCGTTACGTGGCGTCGCCGCGTTCACCTGGGACGGCAGCGCGTGGCAACCCGCCGCGCAGGCCGGTCCTGACGTGGCGACGCCGTTCGGCGTGCTCCAGGGCGTGGCGATGTTCAACTGGTCCGGGGCCGCCTGGGCGCCATCAGCGGGCATACCCGCCGGGGCGACGCTCAACCTCAACTTCATGAACGCCGGCGCGCTCGATCCGCTGCTGACGTTTACCCGCGCGTCCACCGGCACGTATTTCGACAGCGGTGGGGTGATGCGGACGGCGGGGCTGAACCTCGCGTTGCAAAGCGCCGCGATGGACAATGCGACATGGCAGAAGGGGGGAAGTGGTGCTGTCGCGCCGGTGTTGACTGGTTCGCAACCCGGTGCACCAGATGGAACAAGCACGGCGGCGCAAATCACTTATCCCGCCGTGTCTACCGCCAGCACCTACAGCATGGTGTATCAGGCCATCAGCATAGCCGCTTCTGTGCAATACACATTCAGCGTATTCCTTAAGGGCACTGTAGGTGGCGAGCAAATTTACGTAGCCATCACTGGCATTGGCGGCGCGGTTCGCAACCGCGTTACGCTGACGACACAATGGCAACGCTTCAGTGTTACGACCGGCGTGATAGCGGCGGCGATAACCGGGACATTCATGATTGGAACTGATCTACGCGATGTAGGTCAGTCCGCGACATCAGCACAGACCGTGCTTGCATGGGGACCACAGGTTGAACTCGGTTCCGTAGCGACACAATACGCTCCGACCACCACCGCTGCGAACAGCAGTCCGCGATGGGACTACGATCCGGTGTCGTTGCAATTGCGTGGTTTGTTGCTTGAGGATCAGCGGACGAACGCCGCCATCAGTTCATCCGATTATACTGGCGCCACCTACAACAAGTCAGGTGTCACGGTGGCACTCAACGGCCCTACGTCGCCTGATGGTGTCAGCCTGATGACGACAGTGACGGAAGGTGTCGCCGCTTCCAACCACTCATTCTATAGCGCCAACAACCTCAGTGTCACGGCGGCGACGTGGACCTATAGCGTGTTCGTGCGACCGGGCACGCAACGCTATATCTCGATGCGCGGCAATGCGGCTGATGCCGTTCCTAATCTGCCGTGGATCACGTTCGACACGCAGACGCGAACGATCAACGCCAACGCATCGGTCACGTCATCCGGGTTCCTCGCGTTACCGGGCGGCACGTTCCGTATCTGGATGACGGCGCCATCGACCGCTACGGCGACAGGCGCGATGGTCGTGGCTGGCAGCAACATAGCGACCGCGCCCGTGCAATCGTCGTCGCTTGGCAATTCATACACCGGCACGTCACAGACATGGTATGCCTGGGGATTACAGGCTGAGTTGGGCGACTTCGCGACATCGTTCATCCCCACAACCGGCGCCGCCGTCACGCGCTCCATCGACAGTTGCCTGATACCACCAGCCAATGTGTCGCCGTGGTTCGCGCCACCGGGTGGTAGTTGGTTCGCTGAGTTCGACTCAATAATGCCCGCGCTGTCGGGACGCACGCCGCGCGTATTATCCAACCCTGTCACGGCCGGTAGCGCGGGGCCAATGTATATGGGCCAGACCGCGCGTCTTGGGCAATATGATACCGCCGGTTTCGTTGAGACCGTGAATAGTATTACCGTCAACACCATTACCAAAGGCGCCACTAACTGGGCGGTCGGCGCATCAAAGAGTTGTCTCAATGGCGGTGCCATCGCAACGAACACCACGACAATGACAACTGGCTACGGCCTGCTGTCTACTACAGGTATCGGCATTCTGTCTGCGACGGCAGCCGAGCGCCTGAGCGGCCACATCCGCCGCGTGCAATACTATCCGCGTGTGCTGGCCGACACCGAGATGCAGTCGCTCACCACGATCACGGACCCAAGTCTGTTCCTCAACTTCATGAACCCCAACACACTCGATCCACGCATCACGTTCACGCGCGCATCCACCGCGACCTACACCGATGTGAACGGTGTAGTGCAGACCGCGAACAACGACACGCCGAGATGGGATTATGACCCGGTCACGCATGCGTTGCGTGGTTTGCTGTTGGAGGAAGCACGGACGAATATCGTGTTCCCGTGCATACCCGCGGCGGGAGCATGGGGCCAGACCGGGCTATCTATTGTCTCAGGCGCGGGGATAGCACCAGATGGCAACAACACATTCGCCAAGTTGTCTGAGACCGCTGTGACAAGTGGACACTATTCAATCGTCATGGGGACATTGCTAACAATCACATCCGGCCAGCCCTATACGTTCTCGATCCACGCCAAGGCTGGCGAGAACAGATATTTGCAACTGATCTTCGATAACAATGCCGCCGTTGGGACGAACGCGACGTTCGATCTGCAAGCGGGAACAGTCACGGGCAGCCCTGTTAATGGTGGTGGTGCAACAGGATCGGCCGCGACCATGATCGCGCTTGGCAATGGCGTGTATCGCTGCATGCTAACATCGAACCTTGGCGCGAACACGACCGGACGGTTCGCTGTGCAAAACAGTATCAACCCCACTCCCGCTGGATCATACGGTGGAAATTCCTACCCTGGCGTTGCTGGTAATGGAGTGTTCGTGTGGGGCGCACAGCTTGAACTCGGCGCGTTCCCGACATCGTTTATTTTAACGACCGGATCAACGGTGACACGCGCGGCTGATGTCTGTCAGATCACATCAGGCAACATGGGCTGGTATAGCGCGGCCGCGTCATCCTTGTTCGGTGAGTTCTACATCCCCGGCGCACTGCCAAGCCCAACACCGAATGTGCGCGAACTGTGCGGATTGTCAGACGGCACCACCGCGAACCGACTTGTGTTGCGTGCGCTTGGCGCGCTGTCGAGCAATGGCGTCTTCTATTCCAGTGTCACTGGCACCAACAATGTGTCGGCGGCATTGCCCGCGCTCACAGCCGACGCCATATCGAAACAAGCCGCCGCATGGAATGGCACGACAGGGCATGGCACGGCAAACGGTGGTGCGATTGTAAGCGTGAACTCCGCGCTACCCGGCGGTATCAATCTGTTCATGATCGGCAACAACTCGCCAGGGGCCAATGCCACGATCTCCGGCTATGTTCGCGCGGTGCGTTACTGGCCCCGTGTCCTGTCCGACGCCGAGATGCAACAGGTGACGACGTAATGGCGGGATCAGCCACCGGCAACCTTGAAACCGCCGTGTTGGGCGTGTGGGCCGGCGACGTGGTGCCCGTCTGATGACCGGCTACCCTTGGCACCCAGGCGACCCGCTGCTGGCTAACGACCTCAACGCGGCCATCGCGTCGGCTTCGTCCAGTGTCGCCGCCGGCGGCCCATTCCTGCCATTGCGCGGCGCTGTCCTGGTCAACTCGGCGAACGACGCGGCGGCGGCCGCGGCTGGCGTGCCGGTGGGTGGGTTGTATCGCAACGGCAGCATTGTCATGCAGCGCATCGCCTGATGCCTCGCGCCACAAAAGGCGACGCCGAGATCATCCGCGAGGGCAAGGAGCGATTCACGCGCTGCGAGGCGTGGGAGCGGCAATGGAGAGAACGAGCACTGTTCGACACGAAATTCGCTAATGGAGACCACGCCAATATGTGGCAATGGGACACCAACGTCCGCACCGAGCGCGGTTCCCGTCCCTCGCTGACCTACAACCAGGTCCGCCAGCATAATCTGCAAGTCATCAACGATGCGCGGCAGAACAAGGCGCAGATTAAAATCTCGCCGGTAGGTGGCCGTGCGACTTACGAAGCGGCGCAAGTGTTCAGCGGTATCATCCGCCGCATCGAATACACCAGCAAAGCCGTGGACGCTTACAGCACGGCCACGTATCACCAGGTCGAGAGCGGCATGGGCTACGTCCGCGTCGAGACGGATTACGTGGATGACCAGTCGTTCGATCTGGACCTGTTCATTCGCCGCGTGCCCGATCCGCGCTGCGTCTACATGGACCCGGACTGTAAGTCCTACGACAAGTCGGACGCCGCCTTCGCGTTCGTTTTCGAGGACGTGCCGAGAGATCGTTACGAGGAAGAATACGGCAAGGAGGACAACACCGCACCGGCCACGTTCGACAAGACAGATGGCTGGAACGACAAGGATCACGTTCGGATCGCGGAATACTGGCGCCGGGGCGAGGCCAACCGCACGATCCACATGCTGGACAACGGTGCCGTCGTTGACGATGACGAGATACCCGAGGAACTGCGCGACGAGATCAAGAAACGCATCGTGAAATCGCGCGATGTGTCGGAGCCGGAAATCGAGTGGTTCAAGATCGCTGGCGACAAGATCGTTGATCGCAGGGACTGGCCGGGAAAATACATCCCCATCGTGCCATTTGTCGGCGAGGAAACGGTCATCGAGGGCGTGATGGACCGTAAAGGGCACACGCGGTCGCAGATCGACGCCCAGCGCATCTACAATTATTGGGCGTCGGCGGCCGTGGAACAGGTCGCGCTGCAGACCAAGACCCCGTATATCGCCCGCGCCGACGCGATCGAGGGGCGGACGGAGCAGTGGGCCACCGCCAACGTCAAGAACTACAGCGTCCTGGTCTACAACGGCGTGGACGAGGCGGGGAAGCCGATCCCGCCGCCCGCGCGCGTCGAGCCGCCGACCATGGCGCAGGCTTATATCCAGGGCATGACGATCGCGCGGCAGGATCTGATGTCGGTGACCGGCCAGTATCAGGCCGAACTCGGGATGCCGAGCAACGAACGGTCGGGCGTGGCCATCCAGCAGCGCCAGCGGCAGGGCGATACGGCGACGTATCATTACATCGATAATCAGGCCAAGGCGATCCGGCAGGTTGGCCGTATTCTGATCGACCTCATTCCGAAAATCTACGACGTGCGGCGCGTGGTGATGACGCTCGCCGAGGACGGGTCGGAGGCGAAGGTCGTCGTGGCGCCGGACGCGCCGGAAGCGCACCAGAACATGGGCCAGGGGCCGGGCGGACAGCCGGCGGCGCTGTCGAACGGACAGGCCCAGCAGCAGGCGGAAGACCCGGAGCAGCCCGACCCGACCGTGATATTTAACCCGAATGTCGGGACTTATGACGTTGAGGCGGATGTCGGGCCGTCCTATGGCACGCAGCGGCAGGAGGCGGCGAACGCTTTCTCGCAGATCATGCAGCAGAATCCAGCGGCGTTTCAGGTCGTCGGCGACTTCTGGGCCACCAACAGCGATTTCCCCGGCGCCGATGAGTTAGCCGACCGGCTGAAGCGTGGCTTGCCGCCGCAATACAAGGCCGGTCCCGACCCGCAGGTGCAGGCGGTCACCCAGCAAGCCCAACAAATGCAACAGCAGGCCCAAGGGTTGTTGCAGAAGGCGGACGCGGAGATCGCGATGCTTAAGGCGCAGCTTGTCCACGCGCAGGAGTCGGCGAAGGACAAGAGCCAGGAAATCGCCATCAAGGATTATGAAGCCGAGACGAACCGGCTCAAGGCGGTCGGCGGCATCGATCCGTTGAGCCTCCAGGTCGTGGTGCGGCAGATGGTTCAGGACATGCTTCAGACCGAGTTGCACCCCGTCTTGCAGCAGCACGCGGCGAACGAGAGCGAGTTGCAGCAGACGCTGGCGCCGCCGGTGCCGGTGAACGGGACGGCGAACGGAGCGGCCTCCGGTGGCCCGTAACGCCCTCTCTTACGGTGACACGGACAGCGACAACCCGCTGGCCCGCGCCGCCGCCTACGCCGCTCCCTGGACCACGGACGGGGCGGATACGAGCGTCGGGGCGCCGTCCATCGGCGCCGGGGTGGACGCGGTCGGCCAGTGGATGGCGGCGCGATTGGCCAAGACGCAGGGTAGTCGGCCCACGGCGCCGATATGGAACCCCGACAACCCGACCGGCACCGAGACGCTCCAGTCGATGGGAATGCCACAGCCGACCAACTACGCCGGCCCGGCCGGGCAGTATGTGAACCCGACGACGGGGCAACTGACCGAGCAGGGTCAGGCGCGGATGGACAATCCGCTGCTCGGCTTCGACACGGGCGGCGTCGGTGCTATCAAAGCAACCATGCCAAAGGGAGCCGTATTCGACTGGTCACCGGGTGGCGGAAGTAAGGTCGCTCAGATCGGCAATACCGAAATCACGTATGGCATCGACCGGACTGGCGATCGAGGCGAAGTCATCCTCGTAAAAACGCCGTCGGAATATCGTGGGCAAGGTTCAGCGCGTGTCGCCATGCAGCAGTTGCTGGATCACGCCGATGCTCAAGGAACAACAATGTTCCTGAATGCCGACCCAATGGGCAAAGGCGTCTCTAAGGGCGGTCTCGATCGGTTTTACCGTTCATTGGGTTTCGTCAAGAACATGGGTAAGCAGAAAGACTTCCGCTCTACCGCTGAATATGTCCGACAGCCGCCTGAGATGGGATCAGACGAGTGAGCGAGGACGCCGTCGCCTCCATCCAGGCCGCCGAGATCCAGCGCCTGCGCGCCGAGAACGACGATCTGGCCGCGCTGCTCCGCACGCAGGGCTGCGAGATGCTGGACATGAGAGACCGCGTCCGTGCGCTCGAAGCCGAACTCGCCGTGCTGCGTGGCACCATGGCCCGACCTGAACCGCCCGACGACGGCCCGGTCACGCTGGTCGAAGGCCCACCGAACGCACCGAGATAACCGAGTAACCCATGAGCGAAACAACAGACCAACCGCCCGTCGTTTCCGACCCCGGCGGCCTCCCGCAACCCGCCGTTCCCGATCCCCCGGCACCGGCCGATACCGGCAACGCGCCGGAGGGCGACGCGCCGGAGCACAAGGAACAGTCCGACCCGGAGGGCCGCCGCGTCGCCCAGGTCCGCGCCCGGCTGGCGGCGGCGGAGCGTCGCGAGGCCGAGCAGCGGGCCGAACTGGAGTTCTACCGGCGGCAGACGGCAGCGATCGATCCGGCGAACGAAACCCCGGAGCAGCGCGAGGCGCGCAGGGACGCGGAGGCCGAGGCGAGGGCCGAGACGCGATTGATGACAAGGCGTTTCCACGAGGACGGCGCGGCGCACTATGGCGACTGGAAACAGCGCTGCGATGACCTCGTGGCGATGGGCGCCGATCCAGGCTTCGCCTCGCTGCTGGTCGAAATGCCCGGCGGCGAGGGGGTGCGGGTCGCCGCGGCGCTCGCCGCCGACCCCGACGCGGTGCAGCGCATCGCCAATCTCCGCAACGAGCGAGCACGCGCGGTGGCGCTGGGCAAGTACGCCGCCACGATCGAGGACGCGCCACAGACCGCCTCCAGGCCCGCCGTGAACGGCAACGGGGCGGCGCCCGTCGTCACCCGCGCGCCGGCGCCGATCCGCCCGGTGACGGGACGCGTGTCGCCCGTGTTCAACGAATACTCCGCGACGGCGGCGGAACTCGCGGATCACTACATGCGCCAGAACCTGGAGCGGCAGCGCCGCTAGACGTGCCTACGGGCAGCGGGCCGTAACACCGCGCGACGTGCCGAACTGAACGGGTAGCGGGCCGTAAAACACCGCGTGGCGTGCGTATCCCGGCTGATCGCGTGGCTTCTCTGTTGCGACAGCGGACTGGACCGGCGTCAGTAATCGCTGGCGCTTTACTTCAATCCGTAAAGCACAGAGGCAACCATGCCCGCCACAAATACACTCCTAACAATAAACATGATCACCGCCAAAGCATTGGCGATCCTCCACCAAAAATGTAACTTCATCGGATCGATCAACCGGGAATACGATGATTCCTTCGCGAACGCCGGAGCCAAGATCGGCACCACGTTGCGGATCAGGTTGCCGGTCCAATACACCACCAGCACGACGCCGGCGCTCAGCCTGCAAAACACGGTGGAGACGCAGGTCAGTCTGCCGATCACCAACCAGTATCACGTCGATTTTTCGTTCTCATCCAGCGAATTGACGCTGTCCATCGATGACTTCTCGGCCCGCTACATCGAGCCCGCTATCGCGCAACTCGCGGCCTCGATCGAGAGTCTCGTGATCAACTCGCTTTGGCCCACGGTCTACAACCAGATCGGAACGGCGGGGGTCGCGCAGTCGTTCAAAAACGTCCTCATGGCCCGCAAGGTCATGCTCGACGCGCTCACGCCGCAGAGCAAGCAATGGCAACTCCGCATCAATACCCAGGATAACGTCGACATGGTCGACCAACTTAAAGGAATTTTTCAGTCTTCGACGCAGATCGCGCGGCAATACACCGATGGCGTGATGGGCCTGGCGGCGGGCTTCGAGTGGGCGGAGAACACCCATTTGAGCACACAGACGCGCGGTGCCGAGAGCGCGACGTATCTGGCCGCTCCCGCCGCTCAGACCGGCAGCACGCTGGCGGTGACGACCGGCACGGGCGCCGGTAACGCCGGCGACGTGTTCACCATTGCGGGTGTGTTCAAGGTTCACCCGGAAACGAAGGTGAATACCGGCGTGTTGCAGCAGTTCGTTTTGACGGCGGCTTACGCGGGCGGCGCGGGCAATATGTCGATCGCGCCGGCCATCGTGACGACCGGCCCGCAGCAAAACGTCTCGGGCTCTCCGAACGGCACGACGAGCACGCTGGCCTTCATGAACACGGCCAGCACGGCCACGGGGATCAGCCTCGCATACCATCCGGACTTCGCCACTTTCGCCACGGCGGATCTGATTCTCCCCGGCGGCGTCGATATGGCCTCGCGTGTGGTCAAGGACGGCATCAGTATGCGCGCGGTCCGCCAATACTCGATTTCAGATGACACCATGCCGATTCGCATAGATGTACTTTTTGGCTGGGCCTCTCTCCGGCCCCAGTTAGCTGCTCGTCTCGTGGCTAACTAACTGATATTACAATAGTAATGGCGGTCGCGACAAACCGATATCCAGGGCCGCCATTCCTTGCTTTGCTTGATGGAGTTCGATACTATGTCACCGCTTATGGATATGAGGGTGACATGCAAGACGAAAAAGGTATTTGGACGAGTTGCTGCATAAAAGGTTGCGACCGAGATGTGATATCGAACGGACTCTGTATAAATCATCACAGACGTAATCAGCTTTATGGTTCTCCAGTCGCCTCAAAATTAGTTGACTGGCGTTGGCGTCGACTTTCGCATGAGGAGCGGTTTTGGAAGTCGGTTAACAAGACAGACACGTGCTGGCTCTGGATTTCTGGTTTGGATAAGGACGGTTACGGAGCATTCCGGGCTGAGCATGATGGCGCGATGCATCAACGCGCGCATCGCTACAGCTATGCCATGCATAAGGGAAAAATTCCTTCGACGTTGAACGTCTGTCATACTTGCGACGTGCGAGCGTGCGTGAAGCCGGATCATCTATTTCTCGGAACGATGGCTGAGAACATGGATGACAAGATGGCGAAAGGCCGCCACCGCACGACAAAAGGTGAAGAACACTATCGAGCGATCCTCACTGAGGAACAGGCCCGCGCCATCCTGCTCGATCCGCGACCGCATACGCAGATCGCCAATAGTTATAAAGTGGCCAGGACAACCATTAGCAGCCTTAAGTCCCGTCATTCATGGCCCGAGCTGGGCGAAGCGAAGGGCGTCAAGGCGAAACGAGTCAGCCCCCGTCAGGGCGTGAGTGATAAAGTCACGCCTGATATGGTGCGAGAAATTCTGGCCAGCAAAGAACGCGGGATTGACCTCGCTAAGAAGTTCGACATTACACCGCAGATGGTCAGCAACATACGTCATCGTCGAATGTGGGCTCACATCGAGGGTGACGTGGCCTTGGCTTTTAGTAGGCGCGGCGCGGGAAATCACGATACCAACCTCACCCCAGCAGATATCAGGGCCATAAGAACGAGCAGCGAGAAAGGTGCCAGACTGGCGGAACAGTACGGCATCGCAAGATCAACGATTTCCAGCATTCGTCTACGCCGCACCTGGACCCACATCGAGTAGGAGACGAACGACATGGCATACTCACCCGGCCCGCAACTGTTCGACCCGGCGCAGATCGCGTCGTTTCAGAACAACATCACGGCGACGGCGGGGGGCACGCGGCCCCTCGCGCGCCCTCTCATCGCGGCGTTCAACCGGATCAGTGTTTGCGCCACGGCGGCCGATAGCGTGGCGTTGCCGCCTGCCACGGGCGGGCAGGAGGTGACGGTCATCAACTCCGGCGCGGCCTCGGCGCAGGTGTTCGCCGCGGCTGGCACGGCCGACACCATCAACGGCGTGGCGGCGGCGACCGGCGTGCCACTGGCGGCGGCGGGCAAGGCGCAGTTCGTCTCGCCGGACGTGGGCGTGTGGTTCTCGATCCTGTCCGCCTGAACTCCAACGGGAACGTCGCATGACCGTCGCGAACGACATAATCACGCTATCGTTACGCAATTCTGGCGTGAACGGAATCGGCCAGTCGCCGATGCAGGTGGACATCGATGACTCGTTCAAGATCCTGAACGCCTGGATCAACAACGAAAACATCGTTCGCCGGGTGCAGGCCAATCCCGTCGTCATCCCGACGTTCCCGAACCTGACGACCGACGTGCCGTTCTGGTCCGTGTACGAACACGTACTTTTAACCGTCATGGCGGTGCGTCTGCGGCAAGTCTACTCGTTGCCGCCGGTGCAACTCGATGTGCAACTGGCCGCCTCGGCCATCGCCGCGTTTAACGCCGTCAACCAGCAGCAGATCGCCCCGGTGCACGCGGGGCCGCCTGAGACCGTCATACAGGTCCTGTTCCTGGCGCTACGCATGGCGGGCCGCATCAACGACACCCAATCGGTTTCCGATGGCTCCAAGGACGTGGCCGACGCGTTCAGCCAACTGGTGATGATGCTGGCGCAATGGCAGCGCAAACGGTGGCTCGTCTGGAACGAGGAGGACGTATCGGCCGTCTCCACCGGAGCCGATTACTACACCATCGGGCCTCGCGGCGACTTCAACGTCCGCCGGCCGGATAAAATCCACGCCGCCAAGGTCATCCTCGGGCCCGGTCAGTTCGGGGACGGCGGCGCGGTGTTGCCCGAGGAATTGCCATTTCCGCTCGGTGCGCAGCCGATTGCCCCGACGCCCAACCTCGTCAATATCCCGCTGGCCATCATTGAAGCGAAAGAGGACTGGAACACGATCGCCATTCCGGATCTGAAATCCATCCCGGCGGCGGTATTCTACGACAGCGCCTTTCCCATTGGCCGGGTGTATTTCTGGCCGGTGCCGCCCGCCGGCGCCTATGAGATGCAATTGACCATCAAGGCCGCGTTGCCATGGTACGAAACCGTTTACGACGATCTCGGCCTGCCGCCGGAATACACCGAGGCCATCGTCAATAATCTCGCGGTGAAGATCGCGCTCGCGAGCGGCGCCCAGGTCAATCCGCTGTTGCTGGCGGAGGCCCGCGCCAGCCTCAATACCATCAAACTCGCCAACAGCCAGATCCCACTGCTCAGCATGCCGGCGGCGCTCAGCGGCCACCGTGGCGGCGATGTGTCGTCGTGGAGCGGCCGCGGCCTCAATCAGGCGTGGACGGTCGGCGGGACGAGCGTTCTGGGCTAACATCGGAGACATTCAATGAGTGGAAGCAATCGGCCGATGGCGCGGCTCGGTGGCCAGCCGGCAACGCGGAGCGGGGGGCCGTTTCCAGGCAGCGGCTATCCGTGGATCGATGGCGACATGTTGTTCGCGGCCGATCTGAACGCGGCATTCCTGCCGGCGGCCGGCGGCGCCATCAACGGCCCGCTCACGGTCAATGGCGTCACCACATTCAACGGCGCCAGCACATTCAACGGCGATGTGACCGCCAGTTCGGTCTACGCCGCGAAGCAGGGAGCATCCCAACCGGCGACATTTATCTGCGTTGATGGCGCCGGCACGCAGCAGGGCGGCATGCAATACATTTCCTCGCTCGGGGAATTGCGATTGTTCAACAGCACGGGCGGCGGAGCCATCACGATCGGATCGTCGGACAACATAGAAACCAGCGGACCTCTCACGGTTGACGGTGCCGCGACGGTCAGCGGACCACTCACGGTCGCCGGCACCTCGACTTTGAATGGCGCCGCGACCGTTGGCGGCCCGCTCACGGTCAATGGCGTCAGCACATTCAATGGCAACGTGCGTATAACGTCCGTCTGCGCGGCGTGGGCGGGCGTATCGCAACCCGCGACATTCGTTTGCGCGGATAGTAGCGGTACGCCGCAGGGCGGCGTGGAATACATTCCCGCCCTTGCCTCATTCAGTCTGTTCAACAGTGTGGGCGGCGCCAACCTCCAACTGGGAACGGCGAACAACCTTTTATTTAGCGGAGCCACGGCATCGAAGCCGGGGGGCGGTGCATGGGCCGACTCGTCGGATGCCCGTATCAAGACAGTCGAGAGCGACTATAAGGCCGGGTTGGCGGAGGTGGTGTCGCTACGTCCGGTATGGTTCCGTTACCGGGGCAACGACGCGCCACCGGACCAGCCATCGCCCCATGCCGCCACCATGGGGCGGCCGTTCGTCGGGCTGATCGCGCAGGAGGCCGAGACGGTGCTGCCGGAACTGGTGAGCGCCGGCCCCGGGTTCGTGGACGGGCAGCCCGTGGACGACCTGCGGAGCCTCGATCCGTCCGCGTTAATCTATGCCCTGGTTAACGCGGTGAAGACGCTGGCGGACCGGCTGGCCGCGCTCGAAGGGGGGGCGCCCGCTTGTCCCGCGTAGCCCTGACCGGAGGCGCTTACCAAGCTCGGTCTGTATTGGCTTCCGCCCAGAAATGTCTCAATCTCTATATCGAACCAGTTCCACAGGCCGAGGGCGAGCCGTCGCCGGCGATTCATTACCCCACACCCGGCCTCAGACTGTTGACGACAATTGGCACCGGTCCCATTCGCGGCATCCGCCAGGCCGCCACCGGGGCGATCTACATCGTCTCCGGAGCCGCCGTCTACCAGATCGATTCGGCGCAGTGGACCTCGACGTTCATCGGCGACATCACGGCGGGAACGACAACGGTGAGCATGGCCGACAACGGGCTGGAGATGGTCATCGTGGACGGCTCGGCGACCGGTTGGCACATCACGCTGGCCACCAACGCGTTCGGAACGATCTCCGATCCCAACTTCTTCGGCGCCGATCGCGCGGATTATCTCGATACGTATCTTCTTTTCAACAAGTCGGGTACCCCGCAGTTCTATTCGTCCGACAGCCTCGCCCTGACATTCGATCCGCTGTTCTTCGCGAACAAGGAGAGTTACAGCGATTTACTCAGGACATTGATTGTATCTCGGCGCACGATCTGGCTGATCGGCGACAAGACGACGGAGATATGGTCCAACGTCGGGGCGCCCGACTTTCCGTTTCAGTCGCAATCGGATGTGTTCATCGATCATGGCGTGGCCGCGATCCGCAGCGTCGCGGGCTTCGACAATGGCGTGTTCTGGCTGACCTCCGACCGGACCGGACAAGGCATCGTGTTGCAAGGCGCCGGGTATCAAACGAAACGCATCTCGACGTGGGCCATCGAGAACGAGATCAAGGGCTATTCCAACTACATCGACGCCATCGGCTTTTGTTACAACGATCTCGGCCATACGTTCTATGTCCTGACCTTTCCCACGGCGGACAAGACGTGGGTTTACGACATCACCACCGGGCACTGGCACGAGTGGGCGTGGACCGATCCGGCGACGGGGCTTCAGCATCGGCACCGGGCGAATTGCTTCTGGCCGATCCAGGGGGCGCCGCTGTTCAACGGCATTCTCGCGGTCGGAGACTGGCAAAACGGCAATATCTACGAACTCGCGCACGACGCGTTCACCGACAACGGGGCGCCGATCCAGCGAGTGCGCTCGTTTCCGCACATGGTTCAGGAGGGCCGGAGAATCTATTATTCGCAGTTCCTGGCCGACATGGAGGCCGGCACCTCGGCCTCCGGCGCGGACCAGATCACGCTGCGGTGGTCGGATGACCGTGGCTTCACCTATGGCAACCCGGTCAGCCAGTCGCTCGGGGCGCCGGGGGCTTATCTGACCTCGTTGCAGTGGCAGCGGCTCGGCATGGCGCGCGACCGCGTGTTCGAGTTGTCGTGGTTTTGCAATGCCCAGGTCTCGCTGCAAGGCGCCTGGATCAACGCCACGGTGGGCGACGCGCCCACGGCGGCGCCGGCCGGCGCGGAGGCGGGGTGATGGCTGGATCGCCATCCGCCGCTTCCCTCACCCCCCGCCCGCTGGCCATGGTCCCGGTGGTGGATCAAAACGGCCTGGTCATGATGTCGTGGCGCGCGTGGTTCCAGATGATCGCGCGGCGAGTGGGGGGGGCCGATGGATTTCAGTTGCCTTCCACCGTCGATACGGCGGGGGCCACGGTCGCGGGCGTGACGTGGACCAGCGGACCGGGGCAGCCGCTCGCCGTGGTCGATCCGACGAAATGGCCGACCTCCGGCTCGATCTACAGTCAGACGGACGGTATCCTGGGCTCGCGGATTTTCGTGGCGCAGGGCAACGGCACGTGGCTGTCGATCGCGGGGGTGTGATGCCAAACTTCCAGTTGATCGCCACCGGCGTTGATGTGCTGCCTTTGGTTATATCTCTTTATAGGCAGCCGGAATTGTGGAACGCGAACAACGCGCGTACCTGCGGCGAAGGCTCGTTTGTCGGCACGGACGACATCTGGTGCCGGTTTCGCGATCCGGCCGAACTGACCTCGCGCGAGGCATTCGCGGAACCGTTCATCCCGGTTATGTATCCGGCGTGGCACGCGCTGCCGCATCTGCGTCCGCTGGTGTTCAGCCTCATGGCGCGACTGGAAGCGGTGCAACTTGGCGGCGTGCTCATCACAAGAGTCCCTGGCGGCCAACAGGTGAAACCGCACGACGACCGGGGACGGTGGCATCCGGAGTTTTTCACCACGAAGGCATACGTCCCCCTGGCGACAAACGCGCGGTGCTATTCCACCTGCGAGGACGAGCGGGTCGTGATGGATGTCGGCTCGGTGTGGCTGTTCGATAATCTCAAGACCCACGGGACTTTGAACGAGGGCGAGACGGATCGGATCACGCTGATTGTTTCGATGCGGTGTGAGTCGTGAAACGCGCGCCCAATCAACCCGAGACATTGAGCGCGACCATCTACGCCGGGATCTATTACCGCGTCTGGTCGGTCGCCGACGCCGGAACGGTGATCCCGCAACACGCGCACCTCTGGCCACACCTGACGGCGATTTTGCGCGGCACGGTGCGGGTATGGCGTGGTGACGAAGACCTCGGCCTGTTCATCGCCCCGGCGACAGTCAGGATCGCGGCCCGGCAACTCCATTCGTTTCGCACCGAGACGGGCGACTGCACGTTCGCCTGCATCCACAACGCCGATCACGCCGACCCGGACGGCGAGCCGCCGATCACCGTCGAACACCATTTGGAACTGGAGGACTGACATGCCGATCGGTGTAGCGGGGGCGGTGGCGCTCGGCTCGGCGGCCATTGGCGCGGGCGCCTCGATCTATGGATCGTCGCAGGCGGCGGGCGCGGCGAAGGACGCGGCCGGCGTTTCGAAGCAGCAATACTACCAGACGCGCGGCGATCTCGTCCCCTATATCGACACGGGCAACATCACGGAGCGCAACGCGCTGTCGCTGGCGCAGGGCAGCCCGACCGGCGGCGGCCCGGATTATGTGTCGCAAGCCGCGCCATACATCGGTCAGGCGGCGGGATACATTGGGCAACAGGCCGGCGCCGTGGGGCAGGCCGGGAGCTACCTGGACAACGCGGCGGCCAACCTGCCTGGGCAGATGACTCAGGCGCAACTGGAGGCGACGCCCGGCTACCAGTTCACGCTCGATCAGGGGCTTAAAAGCGTCCAGTCGGCGAACGCGGCCAAGGGTCTCGGCGTGTCGGGGGCGGCGCTCAAGGGCGCGGCGACCTATGCCACGGGATTGGCGGACAAGACGTACCTGGACCAGTTCAACGTCGCGCAACAGCGGTTCACCGATTACCTGGGCCTCGGCACCAACGCTCTGGCCGTCGCCGGCGGCTACGGTAACGTCGCCACCGGCTATGGCAATATCGGCTCCAACTCTCTGAACCTGAACACCGCTCAGCAGGGCAACCTGACGAACCAGTTCAACCGTTTGAGCACGCTCTCCACCTTGGGCGCGAACGCCGGCGCCGGGCTTGGCACGCAGGGCACGGCGCTGGCCAATCAGGCGGGCAATTATATCAATCAGGCCGGGCTGGCCAGCGCGGCGGGCACGACCGGCGTCGCCAACGCGCTGGCCGGGGGCGCGAACAACTATCTGGCGTATAATGCTTACCAGAACCGAACGAACGCCAGCAACCCCTCGAACGCGAACAGCGCCGGGACGATAGGGTTGGGATCATTGTTCGGCGGCGGCAACAGCCTGACCTATAACAACCCCACTGGCGCCTACAATCCATCCGCCGATCCGCGGGGCCTCTTTAGCCCCAGTTCGCCGGGTTATTAAGGGGAACGCGCGATGGGCGACACGCTCAACAGTTTATTGCAGGCCAACCGGAGCAGTTCCGTCCTTCAGGGCATCGCCAACCCGGCGCAGGTCAATCCGCTCGCCGCGATCAACTCGGCCAATCAGGCGGCGGAGGCGGAATACCGCGTGCGCGGGCTTCAGGCCAATCAGGCGCTGGGCAACATCCTTCAGCAGTCGACCGGCCCAGATGGTGTTGTCGATTACGGCAAGGCCAACGCCCTCGCCGCTCAGGCCGGGCCGATCGTGCAAATGGGAATGCGCGGAGCGTTGGAAAGTAACGCGCAACTGAACGGCGCCCAGATCAGCCAGGCGAAGAATTTGCATGACTTCGTGGGAAGCCTCGCCGCGAGCGGCGTTCAGGATACGTCGGATGAGAACTGGGACAATATCAAGGCAATGGCGGTCAACTCCAAACTGCCGCCCGGTGCCCTGACGGAAATCGACCGGATTCGCGCCCTTCCCGAGAACCAGCGCGCCGGAGCCGCGTTGCCGCATGTCATCTCCAATCAGGACGCGCTGACGCGCCTGCACGTCGCCACGGGTGGCGAGCCGGGTTCCGTGAACCAGGGCGGAGGCACCCAGTTCTTTAAACGCAATCTGATCACGGGGGAACCAACACCGGCCGGAGCACCGATCCCGAACACGTTGTCACCCGCGGAACGAACCGAGATCGTGCAAATGCCGGACTTGCGGAAGACGCTGCCGGACGGCTCACCGAACCCCGAGTTCATGCAAAAAAAGCCGTTCACGCGGGAAGAACAGCTTGGGCAGTTGGGTTATACCGTCACGCCGGATGGGCGGGTCGTCAAAACCGGGGAGCCAGGCGGGCAACTCGGCACTGGCCGCTATCCGTTGCCACCGGCGTTGCAAGGCCCTGGCGGCGGCGCGCAACCGCCTCAACCCACTCAGCCACCAGCCAACGCTCAGCCGCCTGGGACACCCGTCCCGCCCGGCCAGCCAGGCGTCAACCCGAACGCGCCCGTGCAAATACCGCCGCCGACCTCGCCTTACGCCAACCGGCCCGCCAGCGCGGCTTCGCCAGGGGATGAATCACAGGCACAGGCAGCCGGGGGCAAATTCGACGCCGAGGCCACCGCCGGCACGAACGCGCAGGGGCAGCAGGCGATCCTGGCCAACATGCTCGGCGACACGAAGCAATTCATGCCCGGCCCTTACGCCAACTCGATCGCCGCCGTTCGGGCGAGGCTGGCGCCGGTCTTCGGCGCCGACGAAAAGGCGCTGGCCGCCCACGACAGCTTTGAGAAACTGGCCGCGCAACTGGCATTGCAACAGGCCGGTTCGGTTGGCGCTGGGAGTGACTCACGGTTCAGCGTGACCCAGGCCGCGAACCCGCACGGTGGTATTTCACCCGCGTCAATCGACCTGATCCTGCGCCAGCTTCAGGGCAACTCGGACTATATTCAGGCACGGCAGAAACTCGCGCAGCAGTGGCCGGCGAAGTCCGATTACAACGGCTTCGTGGACAGCACCCGCCCGCTCGATCCGCGCGTGTTCCAGTACGAACGCATGACGGACGGCCAGCGCAAAGACTGGTTCACGGCGATGGACCCGAAGGACCAGAAAGCCTTCATGCAGGCGCACAAATGGGCCGAGGGGAACAAGTTGATCCCCGGTGGCTGATCCTCTTTCCACTTACGATCAGGTATTCGAGGACGCGGGCCGCGCGTGGAACGTCGATCCGCTGTTGCTCAGGTCGATCGCGAAGCAGGAAAGCGGCGGCAATGTCCGTTCTCTCAGCAAAGCTGGCGCGCAGGGCCTGATGAATATCATGCCCGCCACGCAACGTGACCTTGGCGTGACTGACCCATATGATCCGATCCAGTCGATTTTCGGGGGCGCCAAGTATCTGAGCGAAGGACTGGACAAGGAGGGCACCCCGGCCGGCGCGCTACTCTACTACCACGGCGGCCCAGGGTGGCGGGACAATTACGGACCCGAGAGCAAGGCTTACGTGCCGGCTGTGTCGGCGCACTATCAGGCCCTGGCCGCCGGTCGCACCCCGCCCGCGCCGCCACCGCCCGCGCCGCCACCGCCCGCGCCAAAGCCACCGGAGACGGCCCCTGAGACCCCACAGGCAGGCGAAACCAAGATGGCGGATGAAACCCCGGCCGAGTTCCTAAAGCGCACCACGGGGCGCGGAGGCGGCGCTGGCGGGGATGCAACGACGGACACCGGGCAGCAGGAAACGCCGGAGCAGTTCCTCGCGCGGACAGCGCCGAAAGCCGGGGAGGCGAAGACGGCCGAGACAGAGTCGCCACCGGGGCCATACAGCGAGTATGGCGACCTGTCGGCGCAGCCGTGGGCACAGGGCGCGCCCGTTCCGGATGGCACCGTGGCGCCCGTGGTCAAGGCGGTCTCATCCGTTGTTAACGCGCTCACGCCCTCACAGGCGCCAGAACCATCCTCTAATGCGCTTATACCGCCTGGTGACACGCAATTGACGACCGCGCAGATGGAAAAAGAACGCGCGTTGGAGGAGACCGCCGGGAAGTCGGGGTATTTCGCGCTGGAGCCGAAGGAGCCTGGGTTCAATCATCTGTTGTGGAGCCTCGGCGCCCCTTTCGCGGAGATTGGGCAAACCGCGTTGGGCGAGCGGCCCATGCCGACAGGGGCGAACGCCTTACAGATGGCGGCGCCATTGGCGGGAATGGGCGATTTACGGTTTGGTGGTCCTCGGGTGTCCGTACCGCCATCAACGGCTCCCGGTCGTCCGTCTCCTGGAACAGAAACGCCATCAACGCAGCCCGCCGCGACGCCTGTTGAGCGCGCCCCGCCACCTGAGATTCCTGCTACCACCGCCGACGTGGCGAAAACGGAACCGCATCCCGCCTGGGTCGGGAACACGGTCGGCCAGATCGAGAGCCTGGTCAAAGAGAACGCCGCCGCCGGAGGCCCCCAGGATCTGAGCGCGGCGGCCACGCCGCAACAACTGGCCGCGATGTCGCCCCAGATGGCCAAAGCCTACCGCCGCATGGCCGAGGTCAACCGCGTCGTCTCCCCGATCGAGGGGGAGGACACGAGCACCAAGGTTCCCGGTTCGATCCCGACCGAGGCGGAAGCGAAGGGCGACCCGGTCACCTCGCAAAAGGAGGTCATGACACGCCAGCGGCGGCCGGAAGTGTTCGAGGGGCCGCAAGGCCGCCTGACCCAGAATGACGCCGCGCGCACCCGGCTCTATGATGACCAGACGTTGAGCGACCCGCAGATCGAGACGCTGAACGAGGATCAGGCCAAACAGGCCAGAAAAGATACCGCTACCGTCATCGCGAAGGCCGGCCCGGTGGATGGTGCGCCGGTGGCCGCGCAACTGAAGGGACTGCTTGACGATCCGCGCATCAAAGAGCAGCCGGATATTGTTAAGGTGCTGCAACCAATACATGATGCGCTTTATGACGCTGACGGAAATCTGAAGACGGACATTCAATCTTATTGGGGTATGCACGATAACCTGATGACCAAACTCGCCAAGGCGAAAGACCCGTTGCAGGCTTCATCATCTGAGAAGTTCGCGTTCAATCAACTGGTGGACGCCAAGAAGGCGGTTGACGGCGCCATGGACAAGGCGAGCGACGGCGCGTTCCAGAACTTCCTCGACAATCAGGCCGAGTTCTTCAAGTCAAAGAACGCGGCGACCATCCTGCGTGACTTCCGGACGAAGATGGTCAATCCGAAAACAGGGACGATCGATGGCAACCGGTTCCATCGTTTCGTGACCGATCTCGCGGTGCGTCGCGGCAAGCCCGGCATCGATCCGGCGATGGACATCCCCGACGAGGTCATGAGCAACCTGATGGACATCGATGATGACCTGAAGCGCGCGGGCCGGATCGACCTCGGCAAGCCGCGTGGTTCTCCCACCAACCTCTATTTTGAACTGGCGAAGGGTCTCGGGATCGCCGGCGCGCATTCCCTGGCGGCTGGCCTGGGGCCGGTCGGGAACATCGGCGTGCAAGTGGGGGTGAGCGCGCTGCAACGGATGTCCGCGAATATGAGGCTGAACAAACTGGTGGATCAGTCGCTGAACTACCCGCCCTCGGCGGACCCCAGAATCACGCCGTCGCCCACCGCCACCGGCCGGTTCGTGCCGCCCGTCGATAGGAACCCGCTGACGCCGCCTTAGAGCAAATTAATCAGCACCGTACCGCCGATAAGCCCAATAACGTAAATGGCCGCCTTCATCTGTTCCGGCATGTAGCGTGTCCACGCGGGGTCAGGCGGCCGGGTGTCCGGCTTCGCCCAGGACGGAGCATGCGCGTAGGGGTCGGGCGTTGGCGGGGCCTGGGGCCTGGGCGGCGGAGGTGGTGGAGCAGGCGGCGGCTGTGGGGCCTCTTGCTCCGATTGCTCCCATGGCCGTGCCCATGACGGGGATGGCGACGTGAGCATCTGCTCCCACGTTAGCCCGTGGCGCTTGCGGAACGCCTCGGCCTGAAGCCCGGCGGCGGCGCGCTCACCGGCGTGGTCGGAGCCCAGCATCCCGAGGATGGCGGCGAGGCGGCGGCGGTCGGTGCTGGTCATGGCGCGTCTACCAAATCGAGCCTCACCTTGATCCGCTCGACATCGCCGCCCATCCGGTCCAGCCGCCGCGATACCGACGCGTAGCCGGCCTCCAGTAATCCCAACCGCTCCTTGACCTCGGCCATGTCTCCTTTGATCGCCGAGATGTCGGCGCGGATGCCACGGAGCAGGATCAGCACCAGATCCTCCGGTCGATCGCTCATCGGGTGACGAACCGGGCCGGCGGGATTATGTGTTGGGTAGCCGTGGTCATGGGCTCACTCCATGGTCGTGGTCAGGGCCGGTGTCCGGCGTTGGCAGCGCCGCCCGGCCCGCCCTTGTGCGCCAATCGCGCTCACTTCTCAAGCGAATCGTTGGGGAATGGGTGCAGGCCAGCGTCCCTGGCCCGCTCGATCCCTCAAGGTGAACCACATGGCGGATGACAAAGACGTTCCCGCGATCTTCTCCTCATCGCTGTCGATGATGGAGATGAACCCTTACCTGATCCTGCGTCCCTGCGGCATACGGATCGACATGCGGTCAGGTGAGGTTGAGATCCCGGAAGGCCTGTCATTAACCGACGCATCGCGCGCTTTTTGGGAAGCGGTGGGGCACAAGGGCGGCGGCTTCTGGTGAGGGATGTCACTGCTCCTTTTTCGATCGCGCCATTCCTGAGCAATCTTCCTTGTTTCGTTCGGTCAGTTATCCACAGGCCAGTACACAGTACATCCGCCAAGTGATGATTATTCTAATCCATCTCGTGCGCGCGCGCGTCTTGTCGGTATCACACTGTGGATCGGTAGGGTACCATCAGGCACGACTCGGGGGAGGTTTATTCACATGAAAGGCCACATCGTCCGGTTCGCCAGCCGCGCCGATTCGTTGGAGCGAGAACAGGCTCTCGCCCTGCGGCAGTTGGTGATACCGTGGGAGGACCAGGCGCCCGCCGCCGTCCGGCAGTTGTTGACCGTGCTGGACCGGCACACGATCGCGTCGAAGGGATGGAGTTTCGTCATGCTGTCGCCGGATCAGAACCGTATCGTGGTCCGCTGGATCAGCCAGCACGCCAAACGCCCGCACATCTCGGCGGAACTCTGGGCGGAGTTTTTCTGTCACATGCTCATGGACACCGGCGAGATCGTCATGACCCGGAAGGAAATGGCCGCGGCGGTCGCCACAACCCCTCAGTGCGTTTCCGCCGCCCTGTCTGAACTGGCGGGCATCGGCGCGCTGATACGTCATCAGGAAGGCCGCGAGGTCCGGTGGTACATGAACCCGCGCGTGGGCACGAACCTGACACAACTGGCGCGTGAAAAGGCCCAGGCCACGGCACCGCGTCTCGTGATGGCATGACGACACGGTGGCATGCTGGCATGCTGGCATGCTGGCACGCCATCACCACCCGAGTTTAGGCCGATCGGTCGTGTTCAGGACGCCCGTTCGCCATTCCGCTTCCCATCTGTCAGCCTGTAATTCCAGCGAATCGGCGGCCTCCAGGCGGCTGACCGTGTTGCCGCGCCCACCGAAGCGGTTGCCGTCCGGGCAGGTCATCGGCACCGGCCCCCAGCCCGCGGCGTATTCGCGGCGCAGATCAGCGGCCAGCTTGCGGCACGCGGCCTCCATCGCCCGCGCGTCGAGCGGGTGGTACTGAGCGGCCCGGCCGTTACCGCCGTCCGTGCGCGGCATGTCCCCGCTTTCGCGCCCGCTCAAGATCAGCGATGCGCTGGTCGATCCGGTCGGCGACGGCGATGGTGCCGAGCAAGCCGGTCTTCCTGCCGCCGAGGCACCGGCTCGCGCGATCGATGACCAGCCGTCGCATCGCGTCCCCGGTCTCGTCCCGCGCCGCGCGCAGAAACGCGGCCTCCGCCCTGAGATGCCTGATCGTCGCGCGCTCCAGGGCCTGGCGCGCCCGGATGACAGCGACATTGGCCCGCCGCGCGTCGAGCGCCTCGGCCGCATACCGATCGAGGATGTCAGACCTCGCGGTGCGTAAGGCCACGGCGGCCTATCCGGCGCGCCTGACCAGCGCCAGAACGGCGCCGTGACGGGCCAGCGCGGTCTGCCTCGCATCATCGACTATCTCATCGGCCGCGCGCTCCAGCCGCCCCACGCGCCACGCCACGGCCCGCAGCCGGGCGGCGATCGACGCCGACCATGGGCTGACTTCGTCCGCGATCCGCTCGATGTCCGCCTGCTCGCTCACGTCCGTTCGCCCCGTAGGCGCCCGATGGCGGCGACGGCGGCATAGAGCACGGTGAACGGGATGGCGTGCTCCCTGGCCCGGCAGTGGTCGGTCAGCGCCTCGATGGCGGCGAGGTCCGCCTCGGCTCTCAGGTGCGCGGCGCAATGCCCGCACAAATATTGCCCGTCCTCGACGGCGGTCGCATAACCAACGCAACCAGGCTGCTCGCAGCTTAGGTGTAGGACACCAGACTCGCAGCCGGGTGCTCCGCATTTGACCATGTCGCCGTCAGGATCGTTGGCCCCGCGGCGTGGCGCCCAGACCCAACCATCTTCGCAATCGCAAGATATTTGAAGCGGGGGCTGGACGTTCTCGCGCTTGTCATAAGTCGCGAGGGGGGTATGATTACCTGGTCGGTCGGCTTCCCGACACTCGGTAGACGGGGAAAGTGGAAAATGAGTTGACATTGGATAAGCGTCCAGCCGTGTTTGCTGGAGGCGACAATAGGCTATTGCCTATCGATTGGTCAAGCGCCGGATAGGCCGCCGATCCGATAAAAAGATGCGATCAGGGAGGCACGCCATGGGACAAATCGAACCACTACGCGGCCATCGCGCCCGAGTCCTCGCGGCGCGAGGCGGCTTTCCCGGCCAACTCCAGCGCCGCCAGAATGGTCTTCAGGACGAACGCCAGTTGCTTTCCAGAGAGTTGGTCGAGCAGGTGGTTGATCTGTGTCTTGCTCGCCTGCTCGATCAGATTGTCACATCGGGGACTGATCCAGCCATCATCGCCGGCTGGCTTCTCGCGCGGGCGGACGACGGCTGCTGACACCATCCGCCGCCTGATCGGGCGGACGGTCTTGCGCGGCGGCTTCAGTATCTCGGCGTCGAGGTCGTAGGTTCTGACCAACAGGTCG